TTTAGAATATCTGAATACACTATCAAATTTTTGTAGTGTACTTGTATTGTAATCTGTAAGTTTAGTTATAATATCTGATTTTAAAGTTTCAGCGTCTTTTGTTGTAGAAGCAGCGTCAAACTTTGCGTTACAAGTTAATAAGATAGATGTTACTTCTGGATCAACAATTTGTGGTGTAATAGAACCAACATTATATTCTTTTAATCTATCAACAATATCTTTTTTAGTTTGCGTTGTAAGTGTAGAACCACTTGCTGCTTTAATTGCAATTTTAACAACTCCAAAAACAGGTGTCTCATCATCTTCACCACCCCAAGCACTTACTGATTGTGCATTAGGATAAATTGATAATACTTTTCCTTCATAGTCAGAAGTTGTAACTGCTCTATCTTGCGCTGTGTATTGTAACGGCGCATTGTATCTAATACTTTCTTTTGTTTCAGCTTCACTACCACCTTGCGATACACTTTTTGTAGTAACTTGAATATCTGAAAAACCACCAATAGTACCTGCAGGTGTAAATGTTTTTGCACCATTAGATAAACTTTTATTTGATACAATGTAATCTAAAATTACAATGTTACCTTGTTGTAGTTTTCTACCAAGTACACCATCACCAAAAGTAACTTGAAACTTACCTGTTTCAGTTTCATTTAAAAAGTAAATAGCACTTTCGTTTGAAAGTTTTGTTAAACCTGTAACCTGTGTAAATGTAGTTGATGTTGCGTCTTGTAAACTTGTTTGAACTTTTACTTTTAAAGTAGATGTATCAGCATTAGCACTAGGTATAATAAATTTTTGGTCTGGATCTTGTTCATCAACCGTATATCTAAATTGTGTTGCAGTTCCTTCGTATACAGAAACATTTGAAAACTTAAATACACCATCTACTGGTGAAGTTGATATTTCTTCGTTTGTAATATAATTGTAAGTAGTACCATCAACACTAGTTGTAAATGTTGTACCTTTATCCATAACTAAAGTTGTTCCTACAGGACCATTAACAATAATGTCAAGTGAAGCAACTGGTGCTTTTGCAGAAGTAGGAGTATAACCTAACATCTTCGCAAGTGAAACTATGTTTGCTCTTATGTCTGCTGAATCTAGGTACATTTCGTTTGCTAACATATTAGCATTGAAACCTAGATAGTGTGTATTATAAGCAAGTAAGTCTAAAAGTATGGCAAAACCAGAACCTTCAAAATTATAATCAGAAAATTCTGATTGTTTAGAAAGAAAGTTTTTTAGATTTACTTTAATTGCGTCAAAATCTAATTCTGAAATATCTAATTTTGTATTTGCCATTTTTTATTCCTATTGTGCGTCATAGTAAGTTTTTGATAACTCACCACGCTCTTTTGTTTCACCTTTTTTTCTACATCTAATATAAACTTGTACCGTATCGCTTGTACCAGGTTTTGTATATGTTCTAATACCACCTGATATTACTGAATTAGCGCCATCTGCTGATTTAGGATATGTGTTTGATATAGTAGCAGAATTATCATACTGCCATATATTATTACTTCCTGAAATATCTACATATGCCATTTTATCTTAACCTTTGTAAAAATGTTTCTACGACAACTGGTGTTTGAATACCTACAACATAAAAACTAATTTGTAGATGATAACTATTTGCGTCTACATTTGGTTCAGCAACAACTGAAGTTACTTTTGCTCTAGGTTCGAAGTTTACTAAAACTTCTTGTACTTTTCTTTCTAAATTTAATGCAGTAAGAGGTGTCATATTTTCAAATAACAATGCTCTTACATCACTACCTATTTCAGGATGAAAAGGTCTCTCATAATGATTTGTTTGTATTAAATTCTTTACACTTCTTTTGACAGCTTCAACATCTTCTAATTTAGTTACATCACTTGTCGTAGTCTAATATTTATACACTAACCAGCAAAGACATTAGGAGAACCTTCAGCAACACTTGTACAACCCGATATTGCGTCACCTACTCTACCACAACCTTTGCCATTTACAAAGACCGTAGTTGAACCTGTTGCTATAGGTGCTGAGTGTGGAACACACGGTATAGGTGGTAATAAGTGTGTTGTGTTATTATCGCCTTGTCTACTTACACCGATACCATTAACAAACACATTATTTGAACCAACTGCTCTTGTCATTCCACTACAATGTGCAACATCAGCGTCTCCTATCCTCGTAACTGCCGGCATTCTCTCTCCATTAACTCTTTTAGTTTACTATCAAAGGTTTCTATAAATTTATGTTCTTCTTCTGTATGAGGTTCTTCTGGAAATGCAGGTGCAAATTTAATGACCGCACCTATCTTGTTCGGAATATCATTAAAATTATGGTAAGTTTCAATTTTCTTACCTATTAACATTTGAAATTCGCCTTGCAACTTAACCTTGTCCTCTATATGCTTTCCAACTCAACTTTTTCGACTTGTTCATAGATGACATTTTTATCATCTTCTTTCTTTTACCTTGTGATGTTTTCTTTTTTATTGCACCACGGTATAATGACACACCGAAAAGACCTTTTTTAGACATAAACCTCCATTTGTTAAGGATATTTATGTCAAATCTTAAAAGTTACACTTGAATTGTGTATATACGCCTTTAGTTTTGATAAATTTTTTTGTTCCTTCTCTATCAAACGAATCATAGACGGAATATTCATCAAAATTTGGGAAAAATTTGCAATTTACATACTTTTTTGAACAGGATGAGAACAAAACGAGTACAAAAATCGCAAAAATCAAGTAAAATGATGATTTTTTGCTCATTTTTTGCTTGACACCTTTCGTTAGATGTTATATTATGTACTTATATGTTAACAAAAACAAAAGGACAAACATTTATGAACACTTTTTTTAGTATTACAACAATATTAGCGGCTATATTTGCCGTTGGTGCAATTGAAGATTGTGGAGGCGATTGTTTAGGAAGAGAAAATTGGTCTCTTTTCTTTATTTGCTTGACAATATGTGTAGTTTCTGGTATAATGACTGCATTAACACTTAACAAAAAGGACTACTAATGATAAAAGTATCACAAAAATGCGAAACACTAGAAGAAGGCATTAAATTTATGATGGCCGGTGCAAAAGCTGACTATGTAAGATGTTCTACTTCTGATGGAAGAAAAGAATTAACTGGTTATTCTTTAGAACAAACTGAAAAATGGGATTCTAATACTAGAATTATGCCAGGTAAAAAGTATATTAAAGTTGTACAAGAAAATGGAGTATTTTGTTTTATTGTAAAAGAAGACTTTAAACATTTTAAGAAAGGCGATATATTGAAAGCCGCTGGTTACAATGCGCCTGCTTTAAATCAACCTAGAGGTAATGTTCTTACTGGTAACTATATGATCCAGTGGACTGGACCTTTATACTTAAACTAATAGGAGAACTATATTATGTCAAATGTGAAATTTAACGATTTAAACAAAGTGTTAGATTGGATTAGAGAACCTAGTCATAAAGAACACTTGTATATTGTTGAGGCGGCAATCGCCAAGGCAAAACAAGAAGACATCAACAAATTTGCTGTTGGTGCTAAAGTAACTTTCGGTAGACCTAGAGGTAAACAACATATAGGTGTTATCGTTAAGTGTAATCCGAAGAAAGCTGTAGTGCAAGAAGAAGGTCGTGGTAAGTGGACCGTTCCTTATTCACTAATGAAATTAGCGTCTTAATAATATTTTCATATTATCCTTTGTCGCCGCTGTATCTTTGATATGGCGGCGTTTTATTATTGGGGTGCGTAAGGTGTATAACCTTGTTTTTTAGCGTCAGGATCATCTTCGCTAATAATTTGTTTAACTTCAGGACAATAATGTTTCATCATACTTTCAACACCTTGTTGTAAAGTTAGTTTAGACATAGCACAACCAGCACAACTTCCTGCCATTTGTAGTTTTAACAAACCACTTTCTTCATCAAAAGAAATAAAGTTTATTTTACCATTGTGAGCAGCTACACTAGGTGCGATTTTATCTTCAAGTATGTGTTTAATATTTTCTATTATTTCTGACATTAAAATTGTCCCATAATCCATAGAGTAACAAAAACAGATATTACTATTACTTCGTATGTCATTTCATATTCATTGGTTGATTAGGTGGTGCTTGTTCTAAAACATAGTTACCAGATATACTTACTCTTTCAAAGTCTGTATAAAAAGGTGGCACATAATGTTGTAAAGCAGCAGGAAAAATTAAACCTAAACCTTTATAAGGTTCAAGTGTAAATGCGTTTGATTGTAATGGTGTTATTCTTTCACCATATGTTGCAACAAAACGACCTGCCATATTTGAATTAGTAGGTGGTACATTTTCTGTAAATATCTTTTTATCAATATCACCAAAGATAACAAAACTAAAAACACCACTATGGTCGTGTAAAGGATTAAAATCGTTTTTATGTTGAAAGTTAATCCATAGTTGTTGTAGTCTTAAACTTAACAACTCATTGTTTGCGTTTGTTAATGTCTTAGCGATGTTAGGCCAACCTGGTCCGTAGTTATGTGTTAGTACATCAAAGAACTCAAATACTTTTTGTATGATTTCTCTATCTGCATTATCTTTAACTTCACCATCTAGTCTAACACTAGTACCTTCTCTCATATGACCAGCAAGTCTTTTTCTATGGTCTTTGATATTTGCGTTCCAGTTTTTCTTACCTTCTTCAACCATCATATCAATAATATCGTGGTTGATTTCAAAACGAAATACTGGAGGACCAAATGGATATAATACTTCTCCATTTTTCTCTGGCATTGTCAATTGAGGCAAGACGGTTTTATCTCGTAATTTTGTCATAACTAATATAATATATTATTTTACTTCGTGTGTCAATATGCCGTGTTCTTTTAATGTCTCTAATAGGAACTCTTTCTCTTTCTGTAAGATATTATTTTGAGTAGTTAATACTGCAATTTGTTTATCTAAATCAGAAGAACCTCTATTATCATCTAATATCATTTGAAGTTGTTTCTTCATCAAACTCATTTGATATTTGTAGTCTTTTTCTAAAGGTATCATATTTGACATTTCTATTGCGTCTGATTGCATATTGGCTTGTCTTACTTTTTCATTGTAAAGTAATTCTTCTTGTTTCTTTCTATCGTAATTCATTATACACCAAAACTTTCACCACAACCACAACTACTTGTTGCGTTGGGATTTTTTAATTCTAAAAAACTACCAAATATTTCTTTCTTATATTCAATAGTCATTCCTGATAACATCAATAAACTTGATTTATCTACAAGTAAACTAAATTCGTTAAAGTCTAACTTTTCGTCATCTTTACTTGGTTCATCATCAAAAGACCAGTCATATTTAAAAT